TGATGAAACATTACGTGATAGTGAAGGTTGCTTATCAGCTCCAGGAAAACAAGGAGATGTTAGAAGACACATTAGAATAATACTAAACTACAAAGATGAGGAAGGAGAAGAGCATACAAAGACATTTTACAATCTAGAGGCCAGGTGCATACAGCATGAGATGGACCATCTTGAAGGTAAACTTTGTATTGATTATGAAAAAGGTGACTATAGTCGGGACAAACATAAGTCCCAAACAATGGTCGAATCTGATTTTAGAACTAAATCTGATTCGTAAACAGTGGCAACCATACGCTAGATTTGAGATTCACGGCTGTGGAGTTAAGAAAATTATCAAAAGTGGCACAAATGTGCCCAAAAAACAGTAGTGTGCCAGTGTATAGGGGAATTCTAGGGCAAAGTTTTTTTTCAGTCATTAAAAAAATATGGTGGCACAGGTGGCACAGTGGTCAAAATCGATTAGAAGTGTTGGTATTAGCGAATAATAGGTGTGCCACGACATCGATTTCTCTTGGCACAGCTTGGCACAAATGGTGTAAACACTGGCTTTTTTGCAATTATGGCTTGGCACAGATGTACTCTGCGTGCGCGACCCTTTTTGTTTTTTTGAAAACTTTTTTGCCTAAATATTCTACTATACATTATAAGATACAATATGAGACGTCCTAAAAAATCAAAATACAAATCTGTTGTTATTAACAAGAAGAGGTATTACTATTATAAAATTACCTGGATCGATCCAACGGGCGATTCTGGGCACGCTACACACTTTGATTCATATAGTTTGATACCATCTACAATGATAACTCACGCTTACGTATTTGATAAGAACAGAAAATATATCTGGACGTTCGCATCTTATGAAGAAAATGATGAATTATTTAGTGATAGAAATGTATTTCCTGTTGGGTGTATAATTAAAATGGAAAAAATTAACGAAAGATAATTATAATGTTTTTATCTATTAGTATTGTTTTAGCTATATATGGGTTCATAACTCTGTTATTATTGATGTGGAACTATGAAAAATAAAACCTTGACTAAGAATATGCCTAACGTAAAATGGAGCCAACTTCCTCCGAGGAAGGGTCCAAACTCACAAGGAGTATTATATGGAAATAATAAAAAGATCGGCAAACAAAATACACGAATGGTATTGCCGAGCAAACGAAATGACTAATCGGATTCAGGGTCTTGTTTTACTTCTGATGCTTTTAGTTTTGATTTATCAGGCGTAACATCTTTCATTCTATCACTGTAAAATTTATCAAACTCTTTGATTAGATCTTCTCTAGTCATAGAGTCTACATTTACATTGACGTTAGTATTGATGTTTTCGTTTTTATAGTAGCCCATTACTTTACCTCTGTTTTCCTCAGCCCTTTGAGCCACAGACAAAGTAGTGGGTTGCTTCATAGATTCATTCTTAATATGTCCTAAGTCTTGCATATGAATTGATTTGTTTATTCTAAATCTGTTCTCTTGTTCTTTCTCTAACTTTCTTATGTGTTCACAAACTAGTGGGTACTTTCTTGGATTTCTTAAATCAGATGCCGTTTCAGATGGTCTGTTCTTGTACCCAGCTTCAAATGCACACTGACTTAGACTCTTTTTACCCCGGTCCCATACATATAATTCAGCAAATCTCTTCTGTTTTTGTGTGAGAGCTGGTGGTCTTCCCTTTTTTCGAGGTGTTATTGTCTGCATAATTACGTTTTTATATCAAATAAATGGTTATTTAGCAAAATAACTTACGTTTTTTGCTTACGTTTTATTACGTATATAGTATAAACTTGCGGTGAAACAAGAGAGCAAATTTTGGCAATTAGTTAAGAAGAAAACACCTCTGATTCAGTGGACTAGACTGGAGTCTTGGGCATCCTTCGGCGTGCCAGATTTATTGGGATACAACGATTCTTGTGGTTTTTTCCTAGTTGAGTTGAAGATCATAACAGGCAACAAGATTCACTTCTCACCACACCAAAAACTCTTTCACTTAACCAGAAAAAAACGTAACTTTATCCTAGTTTACAAGCCTTCCCTTAAGCTTGTAAAATTATACGAGTCTAGCTCGATCCCCGGTCTTCTGCTCGATCACCGCGAAACACCTTCCCTCGCAATCAATGATTGGGACCACATTCAACGCTGCTTGCTTGCTCGCTCCCCGGACGCTTGATCGCTGCTCGTTCGCTTGCGATCCTTGGGCCCACCCGCCCGCCTGCGCGCTTGCTCGCTCGCTCGCTTGTCCGCTTCTTCCTTCGCGATCCGCTTGAGCTCCTTGTAATATTTTGGATGATGCCACATTAGAATCATTCTAAACTAGAATTTTTATTGATCGTTATTTGTACTTCTGGATTGTCCTCCATATCTTCTTTTTTTGGTATCCATACTTTGTTAATTGGTAATAAATATTCGGTTGAATAATCAAAAATATCTACATCAATATCTTGAGGCGCTTTTTTAAGTATTTTAATTAAATCTTTTACTTTCATTTTATCCTTTCTAGTGGGCCAGGTAGGCCACGTTTTTGATTTTTTTATCCCAACACGCTCGACAGTCCTTGCATTCATTGTCTTGGTTCGGGGCCGGGCAGGTTGCTTTTTTAGGATCAGTCACGACGGTGCTAGTATATTTAAACTTGCCCGCCGCTTCCTGATTGACCATCGGCATAGAAAAGATTAATTTTAAATTTGACGGCGCGCGATTCTGATACTTTTCTGTCCAGGCTTCTCGAGTCGGTAACCAGTGATTTACATCCGGGGAGCGTCTAGCAACTTCAAAAATTTTTGCTAAGTGTTTAAGATCTTGCACATCTCCGGAATCGTGCCATCTAAAAAATTTTGTTTTTTTACTGTTGATCTGCATTGCCATCGCTCGGACCCATAACGGGTGACGGATGGCCTTCAGTCTTTTATACTGTGCAGCCTGTACAACTTTAAAAACGTAACAACCTTTTAAAGCATAGCAGCCGTAACACGTCGAGCCCTTAACATTTTGAAGCTTGCCGCCGGTCTTGCATTCTTTAGCTGGCAGGCCGTAAGCGTGGCCCGGCATCTTGGACGGCTTTGATAATGATCCTGTAATTTCTTTTGCTTTCTCAATTCTCATAATATCCCATATTAATTATTAAACTTAAATTGTCAACTAAATAAAAAAATAATTTTATTGACAACGCTCGCTTGTGACCCTAGGGCCCACCCTCCCCCCCGCTCGCGAGCTTGCGCTCGCGTCCAGGTTCAAGGATAAATGACCAGTGAGATTGAGGCCGGCGTGCTTTATTTTAATAGTCCGGACAACAGGCCTAACACTATATCTAGTGCTCACTGATCCCAGGTCCAGCTTAACAGAATGCCCGAAGGACTTACAACGTGGTGCACACTGGACCAGGGATCAGGCGCCTGCTAGCTGAATTTAATTCGACACAGGCGCAAGATCATTTATGAATTGCGATCCATAAATTCTTTTACTTTTTTTTCTGCCTCTTGTTCCATTTCATTTGTAGTCTTGGAATAGTAAGGCTCACCTTTTTCAGGGCCCCAGGTTATAACGCCCTGAAAATATTTTTTTTCTAGGTCTTCGAGGTATTGCTCGTAAAGACCTATTTCAAAATTTTCAATTAGATGATGACTCATTTTTTTTCTCCAATTCTAAAACTTTGACAGCTAATGATTTTAAATTTTTATCAATTAAGCTAACAACTTCCATAACTTGACTAATACTTTTTTGATTAGCTTCAGACAATCCGAGAGCAACCTTAACTGCTTTCATACTATCTGCTGTTTTTATTGTGTCTATTACTGCTCTTATTTCTTTTGACATATATTTATCCTTTCTTAAATTATTTTTAGCATAATATCCCATACCTTGTCAAATAAATAATTAATTTTTTTTCACTTTTTACGTGTGCCCCGGGGGCCCACCCTCCCCTAAAATAAATAAAAATAAAGATTGACTTATTATTTTACTTGTAGTATAAAATCCCATAATAAAAGAAAGGATAACACAATGGCAAAAACAATGACGAAGTATCAACTAGACCATTTCAAGTCTAAGGTTAAAAGAAATTTTAATCCTTTAATTGAAGAACAGGAATTGTTGGTAAAACAATATAGAGCTGAAGCAACTGAAAAGATAGTCGGTAAGTTAGCCAAGAAAATGGGCGCTGATAAAATCTTAAATGACTTTAAGAAGGCGGAAGCTCAATTAATGGCTGTACGAGATAAAGCTCGTACCTTCTTCAAGAAGAAAGCGGAACAGAGAGAAGATAAAAGTCTCAATTACAATATAAGAGAACGTGAAGAGAAGATTACGCTTGATGATTGTATAGAGCAATTAAAAGACTGGGCGCGTGATCTTGTTGATCGTGAAATAAGAAGAAGACCTGAAGGCTTGAAGCTCAAACAACTTGAAGACCTAAAGACTAAGGCCATAGATCAAGTTATGGAAAGTGGAACCCCTGAAGAGTTAATAAAACAACTAGACCAAACAACTAAAAAGATTGGGATAGCCTGGGTTATTGACACTTCTAAAATAAAACAAATAGAGGCATAATACACTTGACAATGTATGGGATTTAATATAAAATCCCATACATAGAAAGGATAAATATATGATTGATAAACTAAACATAGGTCAAAAGTTTATAATAACCTATAGACCAATGACCCATAATGGTGAAGCAAGGACTAAACTAAAGAACGGCAAAGACACTAGACAAATCACGAGGCGCGCACAATGGAACGAGAAATGCAGGGTCGTCAAAGACTTGGCAGGCAAGATCAGATATATAACCTATTATGATCTTGACCAACTTGGTTATCGTTGCGCGGTTGGTAAAATGTGGATAACAAGCGAGGTTGCATAGAATAAATATTAATTAATACTTGACACAATATATAGGGTATGGGATTAATCCCATACCCAATGCATAAACTGCATAGCTCGCGACCTGGGGGCCCACCCACCCCGAGGGGTCCCAAACAAAACCGATATAAGCTCGCGAACAATGGGCCCACCCACCCCAAAACAGATAGGGGTCCCAACATATACACCTATACAGTTTGTTTTAGTCTTAAATCTGTGATAAATTTGAAACGAGAGGAAAACAGAATCCCAAAAAATTCTGCAAAAATTTTTTATGAACGGTTTACCGGAAGAAATCCTACGTTGTTTTAGAGCCGATTTCACGGAACATTTAACATACGAAGAGCTACAACACCTACATCTGCTTAAAAGAACATTCGAGAAAAAAGAAAAGATATATAAAATTAATAATAGTTTTATGGCATTCGTTAAAGAGATGTGGCCAGAGTTTATTGAAGGTAGACATCACAAAGAAATTGCAGATAAGTTTGATAAGATTGCAAAAGGTAAAATTAAAAGATTAATTATTAATATGCCACCGCGGCACACGAAGAGTGAATTTAGTTCCTTCTTACTTCCTGCGTGGATGGTGGGCCGTAAACCAAATTTAAAAATAATTCAAACAACACACACCACGGAGCTCGCTATACGATTCGGTCGTAAAGCTAAAACATTAATTGATAGCCCCGAATACCAAAACATCTTTGGCACAAAGTTAAGAGAAGATTCGCAAGCCGCGGGTAAATGGGAAACTGAACAGGGCGGTGAATATTATGCAGCCGGTGTTGGCTCTGCAATCACGGGCCGTGGTGCGGACTTATTGATTATTGATGACCCACACTCGGAGCAAGATGCAATGAATCCAGAAGCGCTGGAACGTGCTTACGAATGGTATACATCAGGTCCACGTCAACGTTTGCAGCCAGGGGGAGCAATCGTTGTGGTTATGACACGATGGAGTGTAAAAGATTTAACTTCTAAACTATTAGCATCACAAAAAAATATTAAAGCAGACAAATGGGAGATTGTAGAGTTCCCAGCGATTATGCCATCAGGTAAACCGATCTGGCCTCAGTATTGGAAGAAGTCTGAGTTAGAAGGTGTTAAAGCTTCACTGACCGCGGGCAAATGGAATGCACAGTGGATGCAGAATCCAACGGCAGAAGAAGGTAGTATTATTAAACGTGAATGGTGGAACGTTTGGGAGAAGTCCTCTATACCACCTTTACAACATATTATACAAAGTTATGACACAGCATTTAGTAAAAAGGAAACAGCGGATTATTCTGCCATTACAACCTGGGGAGTTTTTTATCCAAACGAGGACTCGGCTGCTAATTTAATATTATTAGATGCCCACAAAGAACGACTAGAGTTTCCTGAATTAAGGAAAGAAGCGTTGGAGCAATACAAATATTGGAACCCTGACACCGTTATCATCGAAGCAAAAGCATCTGGTCAACCCTTAACTTATGAGTTGAGAAAGATTGGAATACCTGTTATAAATTTCACTCCTAGTAAAGGACAGGACAAATTTTCTAGGGTCAATAGCGTCGCTCCGATGTTCGAGTCCGGAATGATTTGGGCGCCCGACGAAGAGTTCGCGGATGAGGTTATAGAAGAATGTGCATCATTTCCGTACGGAGATCACGACGATTTGGTGGACAGTACAACACAGGCGTTAATGCGTTTTAGACAGGGAGGTTTTGTAAGCTTACCTGACGATTACAAAGAAGACCCATTACCGCGAATTGAAAAGGAATACTACTGATGACATCAGAAGAATACGGTCAATACATAGACGACTTTGAAATGGGTATAGATGTAGACCCAACTGAAACTTTAACACAATACATAGAACGAAGACGTAGAGAGTTTGATTCAAAAGCGGACGGCGGAGTTATTGGCATAGAAGTTAAGATTGCAGATGAGATGGCTAAAGGTGGTCGAGTTGGATTATTTTCAGGTGGAGCTTTAAAAGGTTTAGCAAGTTTATTTAAAGGTGGTAAAGATAAAATAGATGACATCATAGAAACTAAAGCTATGGAAAAAGTTGGCTTTAGAAGTAGAGATGATATTCCATTATCAACATACTCTGAAATGAAAGGACCTATAAAACTTTCAGAAATGGAAAATATTCCTGAAGACCAATTAAAAAAAATTTTAAGAACACAAGAACTAGGTTTGTATGAAGAAACACCAGAAATTTTAAAAGCTGCAAACTTATTACAAAGATTTACTAAAAAAGTTGGTGGCAAAAGAGTTATTGATTATGATAGAGCAGAAGCTATCTTAAATGTTAAATTAAAAGGTAACGAAACTCTTGATGAGTTATTTAAAATAGAATTTCAAACAAGACCTGAAAATAGATTAGCAGACGGCGGTCGAGTTGGATTGTTTATGGGTGGTTCACCATTAGAGGGCCAAGCATTAAATATATATAACTCAATGAATAGTTATGGTTTTACAGACCAACAAATTGCTGATGCATTGTCAGCTCAAGGTTTATATGGAGCTCCGGACAGCGGAACGACACAACCAGAAAATACAGGAATTATTAATCAAACATTAAATAGAGGTGATGATAAATTTTCTCCATTCAATCCTGATCCGAATAAAATTAAATCAGTTAGACAAGATCCAAAAATACAAGCTAACTTAGAAGCCATACAAAGAAGTCAAGCTTTAGAAGGAATGGGTATACAAGATCCGTTTGCATCTG